CAATCCTAAAAATAGTGTATCTATTAGAAAACAGCTTACTCCTGAGACTTTTAAAAAAATACAGAAATTAGGTACTGTAGCAAAAGCTATGGCTGTAAAAAGTAAAAATATTCCTAATCCATCAGGGACGGCTACTACTGGTGGGATTAGCGCGGCAATTTTTGGATTATTTTATGATCCTATTACCACAACCAAGCTTCTTGGTGCTGGATATGGTGCGACCAAGTTATTAACTGATAAAAAGTTTTTGGATTTAGCTCTGAAATTAGCAGAAAATCCTAATAACCTTGCAACTACTACCGCTTTAAATCATCGTATTAAAGAAATTACCGGATATTCTGCGGTAGCTTTAAATAAAAATTTGCAGGAGATGAATAACCTACCGGAATAACCAAAAATGCTTTTAAGTACACGTTAAATCTGATATTTTGGGTTGGATATTTAACTAATGAAATTATATTCATGAAAAGAGGAGTTGTTAAATTTTATTCTACCGAAGGCAAGTATGGATTTATTAAACCTGATGATGGTTCAAAGGATGTTTTTGTTCATCAGAATGATCTTAAAACATCAGGTATAGAAAAGATAACAAAGAATCAGAAAGTAGAGTATGAGCTAGCTACTAAAAAGGAAAAAGTATTTGCTATCAACGTTAAGATCATAGATTAATTCATCCACAAAAATCTTGATAACTTTGTGCATTATATTTTCTAGAGTAAGCTTGCTTGAGATTTACAGGTAATGCCTAGGAAATAGGCACTCCAGATTATTATCAGTTAAATAAAATTAACTTTCAATTTTCTCTCGGTAATTTAGTACAAAATCAAGTAGGGCAAGGCTATCAGCTTCGTTATCGTCAACCGGAGCAAAACCCTTATTTTTAATTGCCATTATTACGGACTCCTTAGGAGCATTTCCTTTGCCAGTAATATGTTTTTTTATTGTTCCAACAGGTATGCCGGAGTAGGGTATCCCGTGATGTTCGCACCAGCTGGTCAGATGAGCAACGAATCCCCCGTATTTATGGGCGGCATCAACACCCTTATGGGCTCTTACTTCTTCAAAATAAATCGCATCAATAACCCCCAAAGTATTTTTAAAATCGGTAAGCCATCGTTTAAAACGTAAAAAAGGCATGCCGCCGCCTTCAAACCTACCGGTTTTAAAGCTAGTAGTCCCAGAAGTTATGTTACCCGATAAATCGCAGGTAGCCCAGCCGGTAGTAGTACCAAGGTCTAGAGCCATGATTATTGATCTGCTCACTTTTTTCTTTTTTATTATAGCACGAAATAGCTGTAGACTTAAAAAATCGCAATTTTTTAAAGATGAGTTAATAAATTATTCACAAATTATTATTTTCTTGCGAGAACATAACCAAATAGGCTTTTTTTGCCCAGTCTTCCCAGTTTTTAAAGGCAAGTTCTCCATCCTTTTTACGAACGTCTTTATAGGGACTTGGTACTCCGGCGCTCATAAACGGCTCGATGCCGACCAGGTTTTGTGCCCATGCTGCCCATTTTGTTTCATCATGGAGGATGGGAAGAGGGAAATCCGAGTAATCATCGCAAACAGTAGCTGCCCAATATTTAATGCTAATATATTTGGGATAAACGCTAATCATGGCCTACCATCATCTATTTCAGCTAAAACAAAGGTAGTTCCCATCTGATAACCGGAACCGATACCTTCTGATTTGAAGGTAAAATTAATATTTCTTCCTTGTTTGCGTTCGTTAATAGCAGGTCTAATAATATTCTCTAGTTCTCCATCCTCAGTAAGGTCATAAGTGGTTGTTACAGGAGTACTTGCAGGATATTCATACGTATTGATACTAACAGTCATCTTTATCTTTTTTGTTCCGACAATATTAGGCTCTATCCTTTCTATACCTATGTTGTAATCAATTCCTGCTATCTGTTTTTGTGGATTAAAGGTAGCATAAGAAATTATAGGAGTCGTAAAGAAGGAAGGAATAGCTTTAGTTTGCTGGTCTGGTGCCTTATAAAGATTGACTTGATCGTTTCCGACTTCATGTTCCCAGACGTAACTGTTATTATCACCTTCGTAAGGACTCAAATTTTTGCCAACAGTGTACATATTACCGCCGGTATTATCAAAATAACCGGCCGCCCGTTCTATGCCGGTATCATACCAGGTATTATCTACAACATTGTAAATAACGGCTCTGGTGCATCCAACATTAGCATCTTTCCCTTTTTCAGGGTAGAACCACCATATTTCATCTCTGCTTACGTTTTTTACGCCAAAGACCCTCTGACGTTTACTCATATCGAGCGAGTCAAAAAAAGTCTGACGATTAAGATTATTTTCAAGCGGAAGAACTACGCCGTTGAATACAAAAAATCTTTGTGTTCCAGGCCAATAGAATATTCCGTCATATTCAACTACGCTATTTGAAGATAAAATGGAGCTATCTCTTGATAATACCTTTTTGCTAAAAGAAAGGTCATCAGGATCATCAACAACCTGATTATTGCTACCTGTAGTATTGCTAATAAGAACAACGGAGCTGAGTGTCCAGAAGATTATAGTCGGCGAGTTTGCTCCTCCTCGCCATTCTGCGCCGTAGATTACTTTATCGGTGCTAATATTGATGGAATATTTATCTTCAAAAAACAGGAAGGGAAGTTTCAACTTTGTTTTCTTGCCGAATTTTTCTTGTGCTACCGATGACCATCTAACAAGTCCGTTATTGCCGTAATAAAATAATCTACTTCCCGCGTAGAGCATTCCTCCTGTTGCTTCCTGATAAACAAAATCAGGAAAAGTTGTTTTATAAAAAGCTGTATTTTCTACTGCAATTTCCCTTTTCACGAAAATAGCACTAATTGCCTCACTACTGTTAATATCTGTGTAGTTTTTCATCCCTAAACACAATATTACCTTTGTTGGAATAGCATTAATAATGCTCGTTACTACTACAAATTGGGTTAAGGTATTTGTTGGATTAGGGAATTTTGTAAAGTAAGTTAAGGTTTGACTGCCAATATTGTTATAAGTAGCATCTATTAGGCTATATTTATGTTGCTGAGTAACAAGAGAAACTCCAACTAAAATGTGTTTATTTCCATCACTATCATAGTATATAAGAACTGCGGTCGGAGTAGAGCTAGGAGGTAGAAGTTCAGGTATAGTCTGTATATATAGTACATAATTTTTCATTCCACCAATATTTTGGGGTTGACCTCTAAAAAACCTGACCCATTGTCCGCCAGTAGAGTAACTTCCTTGAAAAGGCGAACCATCACGGAGTATTCCAGGCTTATAGGTAATAGGAAACATCTGTTTTTGCGTAGCCATAAATTACCCTACATCTCTTTTTACGCTGCGATCAATATAACGATCTTTTGTCAGGTTGTTAGCAGCAGTTAAGCTTTCCTGATATAATTTTGTATAGACGGGCATTCTCTGATCATCCTTTAAATAAATAAGAGCCTCTAAAAAGGCGGCATAGAATAGAAGATCAGGATAGTAGTCAGTTAGTATGTTTGTTTGATTCTCATTTGTAATTAAATTAGGTCTTCCTATGTAGGTTATTTGGTAATTATATTCTTTATCCGGGGTTGGAACGATCAAATAATATTTATAAGGACTTACGTTTTCTTGTCCCGGTTGATAATCTGAGTAAAAGAGGGGAGGATTAGCCGCGTCGCTTAAATTAACATTTGGCCAGTAATTTATACAGAACTCATAGCTTCTAGGAAACAGGACAACGTTATTTATAAAAAAGTTATCTGCTGAACCATAAATTATTGAGATAGTTTCCTGCCAATCAGCAGGTTTTTCAATAGTGGCATTATTTACCTGAAACTTTTTAAGCTGTGTAGTTTTTTGAAAACCTGTGGTATTTAGCTCCTTCCAGATTTTTTGCTGTCCCATCTCAATAAAATAGGGAATGGCGGCAGCAAATTCAATGCTACCTCCTCTATTGGCATAAGCTATTATCTGGTTAAAGAGAGTAGTGTAATTCATTTACTAATAAGCTTTTTAAGCTGAGGTAATTGTCTGCCAGGCATTTTTATAGGTTCTAAGAACTGTGTTGGTAACATCAAAATAAGTGAACCCATTTACCTGGTTGGCAGCAACTTCAACGTTTCCCCTTGGCCCGGATGGATATACAAAAGGTGCTCCGTTAGTAAGACCTACTCCTGTAGCAGTCGTAGCAACCGTAAATAAAGTCATCCATTGGGTATTGATATATCCTCTGACTTGGTTATTGGTTGTATCATTATATATAAACCCGTTTACCTGATTAGCAGCTACCTCAACGGCTACTCTTGTGCCGGACGGAATGGAAAAAGGAGATGAAGATAACCCAACTCCGGTAGCAGTACTTATATTTGTTGTAACACTTTCCCATATTCCGTTTCTAAACATTTGTAATTTATCAACGCTGATATTAAAGATGATAGTTCCTTCCTTTATTCTAACTGTTGCTCCATTTACTACGTAAGGAGTAACGTTTTGTAATAAATCTCTCTGAGCTGTAGTAACATTGCTAACGGCAAAGGTAGCATTAGGATTATTAGTCCCTGTAGTTTGATCACTGGTAATAGTAAGACCACTTAAAGCGGTAATATTTGATAAGTCTGCCATATGTTTCCTTTTTCTTTTTTATTATAACATATAAGTATCTATAACTCTTAAAAATCATATAAATTGGGTATCTCTACAAGTAGAGGCCAAATCCGACATGAGAAAGGTATTTTTGATGATTTTTTATAATGAGACATAATTATCTATATTTTTGATTATTATATAAAATGGACTTAATTAATTATAGAACTTACCATAACTGTTGACAGATCAGATTATTATGTCCTTTAATTAAGAATAGGTAATTAAATTTGAGAGTAAGAAATGTTATTTAGAAAAATTAATATAATACTGTTAGTCTTATTAGCAGCTGTTATAACTCCGACGTTTGCATCTAGTGTAGATGACCTAGCTATTACAACCGAAGTAAAAGCTATGTTAATCAAAGAGCAAGATATACCTAAAGATATAGAAGTAACGACTAAAGATGGTATAGTCAGTCTTAAAGGCAGGGTAGATACCCACTTACAAGCACATAAAGCAATAGAGCTTGCCTCAAGTGTTGATAAAGTAGTAGATGTAATAGATACTGATCTTAAAGTAAAAGAAAGCAAATCTATTATTAATGATTCTATTCTTACTGCTAAAGTGAAAGGTAAGATCAGGCATCTATACATATATCACAAGCTAGAGCCGGATTACGATTTACATGTGGAAACCACCAACCAAGTAGTACATATATTCGGTATTGTTAATAGAGCAATCGATGTTGATACTATTGTTAATGCTGCTAAAGAAGTTAAAGGTGTAAAGTCTGTTAGAACTAGTATCAAGCATCCTTAAAGGTTCTATCATATCTGTAATGATACCCAAAAACTGGAGTGCTAAAATTTTAAAATGAGAGAAGTAATTTTGATGTAAATTATCAAAAATACCTCTCTCATGTCAGATTTCTTTTTTATTATAACATATAAGTACTTATAACTCTTAAAAATCGTATAAACGGAATTATTTTTGAAAATTACATTTTTGAATAAATTGCTGTATCTTTATAGCGTCCTGTCCATATTGGAGGTTTGACTCAGATTTTAAATATGCTATAGCTTCTGGTGTTGGGTTATCGAGTTTACTTAATTCCTGATCCTTGAGAAAACGTTGGAATCTGTAGTAAGATAGATTATTTGTTGCACCTTTGTATAAAGACATCAGTTTAAATTGCAGTTCTACTGCGTCCGTTGCTCCATTTAGCGTTAAATTTAAACTATTAGCGAGTAACCCGAGTCCATTATTAGGGGCTACTTTTAGGTTACCTGATGTTGTCGTTATTTCGATATCAGGATCAGAATATCCGGTACCGACTGAAAGAATGCAAGTGCTAACGTTCTGTGGGAATAATATATTAGAGAACGCATAACCAAGGCTAGTTGGGTTGTTTTGATACAAACCGCCATCAATGAAGAAGGTATCAGCAGGCATCCCGCCAATCAGAGTTGGACGAAAAAATACCGGCGCAGCACCTGTTGCAATAGCAACATCAATACAAGTATAATTTTGCCCGGTAGTAAAACTCGGAATTAAAACATTAGAAAATTGGTAGTACTGACTACTTGTAACATCGCCGTATGGAAAATTAACATTATCCGTGCTAGGACCAGTTCCGCCTTGAAACCCTACAGCAGTAATCAAAGTATTAGTTTTTAATTGAAACATGCGAGTAGTCCCTAAAATAGGACTTAAAGCATCTCGGAGAGGTTGCTGATTGTAGATATAAGGATCAACTCCCGGAACTGCCAGCACAGTACCTAAAGTAGCAGACCCTGCTGGACCAAGAGGTTGCAAAGGGTTCACTCCTGCTCTAATAGTAAAAATGCTCGTTGCATTAGTCGTTAATAAATTAATAACGTCGGTAGGTGATAGACCAAGTGAGTAAGCTATCCCCTGGATACCACCAATACTAGTTCCACAAATAATATCAAAATATTTCCATAATTCATTACCTTTAATTCCGGCATCATTACAAAAATTCTCTAGAAACGTAGCAGAGAATAACCCTCTAATACCGCCTCCATCTAAAGATAAGATACGTATTACTTGCATAATTTCTATTAACTAATTCAATTCTTCCGGTTCTGCGCCCGCTACCTCATGATGATCAAGCGGTATGATTTTACAAATAGCCTGACAATCAGTTATAAAAATATTTAAAACTGTTGTTAAATCAGCTCCTTTTGGGTTATCTAGCGGAATTTTACTAATTAGGTTATTGGCATCATTAATTGACTGATTTAAACCTGAGGCCAATGCTACATACCATATTTTTTGAGTATTTGGGTCAGAAGCGGTAAAATAGTTAAAAAGCTGCCCGCCAATCTGATTAATGAACTGGACATCCGATTGGATACTCGCATATATACTCGGGTCGCTAAAGACGCTACTTGCAAGGCTGTTAAAATAGGATAGATCGACTTGAGTGCTAGTAATTAACTTTAAGTCATTTAAGTTGGTACTTATGTCTTTTATGGCTGTATTCATTTTAATTCTCCTAAATTGTTATTAATGAATCGTAGATGTTCAAGTTTTCTTTCAAGCATATCTACACGTTTTAAGGTGTTTTTTAATACCACCATTGATAATTCAAAAAGTTTATTTTTGGTAACTGATGGACAGGTTTCAAAAGTGCCGTAAGCAAAGCCTTTCTTTGGTAGTTTTTCAGAACAGGAAATAGTTAATTGCTTTTGAGTAGTTTTTAAAATCTCTGCTTCAATTGATTTATTAAGTAAAATTAACTGTAGCTTATTACCCTCAATATTGGTTAATTTTTCTTTAAATACCAATTCATAGCTATATTCTGCTACCTGTTTAATTAGACAGGACTGCAATATATTAGGGACAAAACTTTTGTCCTCCAGAACATAATCAGGTAAAATCTCTTTTAAAGGTTCAGCAACAATGCCAAAAGTTACTCCTTGGCCATTCTTAATTTTATCTTTATAACTATATTTAAAGAAAGGTATATTACTAAATATCTTTAATGCCTCCTCTTCTATATGTTCGCCTGAAGATTCAATATTTTTAGTTTTAATGGAAGAAACGGCATTAAACGGACCGGTGTTAAGAACGAGGTTGTTTGGGACATCGGTATTAAAATTTGTTAATATCCGTCATATACTATAAGATCAAATTGGAAAGTCTTTAATCTTTTTTTCATATTCAGGTTGGCAGTCACCCAGTGATAATTTTGAATATACCTCAAGCGATTGTCGACTATCGTGGCCTGAATAAGGTTGGATTAATGCGTCATCTACACCTTTTTTCTTCATCCAAGTAAACAAAAAATGCCTTAGCTTATGTGGTGATATCGAATGTTCAATACCAGCTTCTCTTGTATAATTCATTAAGATTTTTCTAATACCACGATCAGAATATTGTCTCTTCCAACTAGATTCAAATAAGTAAATTATTTTGTTTTTCTTTGCATTTTCTACGTAAACAGCTAATATTTCCTTAAATGAATTAGGAAACGGAACTATTCTATCCTTTTTACCCTTACCTTGGACAATCTTTATCTGACAATTGTCTAAATCTATGTCGGATATTTTTATATTTACTAACTCAGAAACTCTTACCCCGGTATAAAGCAATGTTTTAATCATAGCTACATGCTTCATATTTCTAGATTTCCATACTGTGTTGTAAAATCTACTGATTTCTTCTTCCGTAGGCACATATGGTAACTTCCGTTCCTTACCACTCTCTACTTCAATATTGAGGTTTTTTCTTATATGTCGAAATAACTCTCTTAAGTAGTTATAATCAGGCTTTTCTACTTTGAGATGTTTACAAAAATATTTAGCTTTTTCTCTAACCGGTGTACGTATTAATGTCATAAATAATCAGTGATCAAATAGTTAGCCCAATTGACAAGCGTTTACTAAAGTCTAACGGAAAAAGGCCATAAGGATTTATATGACCTGAGAATAATGGTGTTAATGCTCTGTAATCTTTAGGCGTAAATTTATTTTGCCAATGTGACCCCGATAATATTGATTGAATAATCAAGGTATTGATATAAACCATACATACTTGCAATAGATGTAAGCATAATATCGATAATTCTTGATCCTCAATATTGTTCGTTGCAATTTGACCAAGTTTACCATAGAAAATAAAATCCATTACGCTGTTAAGGCGTTCAACAACATTTAGCCCTTCATTAACCTCAATACGCAACTCTTCGGAAGCTAAATATTGACATAAGAATATAGTTTTATTAGCTTTACCTAGTTCTACTAATGCCTTATATACTGGATGAGAATAATTATTATTACTGAATCTTTTAATTAATACAGATGGTGTAACAATCCCTAGTTTTAGGGCAACCATATGCTTTACCATCTCATCGTAATTATCTTCTATTAATTGCCAGTTAATGCTTCCTTTGAGAATCTCTGCAATATTTGTATATTTGTTTTTATCTTTAGAATCGACGTAATATAATTTTTGCTTGTTAATTGCCTTGAGCCTCGGATATAAGGCAAAATGTAGTAAATAGCTAACAGCAAAACCTATCACACTTTGCCCATGTGTATCAATAAATACACGATTAATATCCATGTCCGTATCATGATCAATAATGCCTTTTATCATGCTACCCACTTCTGAAGAGCTGCAATCTTTTAATTGTGAGTAAATACATAATGATTTCTTATCAACATGCCAATAAATCATTACTCCCTTCTTACCATAACGAAAATGCCATTCACTCATTAAATTTTGATCCCAGGCAAACAGGTGAGTCGAATCACATGCTACCGTTGTAGTGGCTTCTCCCCAAACATCAGGATCGCGTATTTTTAAAACGTTATTCACTAGTATACGAATAGCATTTCTAATGTTTACAGCATTAACATGGCGTTTTTTTACGTAGCGCAAATCACTATAATTAATACCATCGTTAGCGATACTAATCCTTTTTAGCCCAGTGTTGCTACCGATACCAAATATGCATAATAGTAATCTTTTTTGTAGATCAGAGCTATTGAGGCTACTGCTCTTTCCGATAGTTTCAAGTGTCTTGGTAAAATTAATTCTCAAATCACATTCTTTTAAAATATCAATTAAATGTATACTTGAGTATTTATTGTTTATTTCTTGCTGGAGCTTAACAATATTATCAGGTTCATCTTGCGGATCTGAAGGGGTCAGTTTTATATTGTTACCAACCTTACTTTTTTTGATTTGTACAAGCTTATTATTGGGGATATTAGCATTTAATCTCTCTAGGTTATTTGCTGTTGAGGTCTTTAATTTTACTATAAACTCCTTAGCTTTTAGCGGCAAGTTCAGTAGTTCATAATAATATTCTCTTTTTTCGCTAAAGTCCTTTGGCAAGTCTTTATTCGGATTTCTATAGCGGTAACTTCTATCAACCCAAATAGCTTTAAATCCAAGAAATTCTTTAAGCTGTTCCAGTACAGCTAGTTCATAATTATATTTGTTTATCCGTAAATGGCCTTTTTCTATTCTGACTGTGGTATTATACCAGCTCTGGGGTACAACTCCACTTAGTGGCGGTATATTAATATAGTAAGCTAAATCCGATTCATTCCAATATTCGTTGATAAAACGAATTGCATCTAAGATAGGTTTATAATCAATATGATCTTCTAACATTTGTAATGTCCTCAAAATGCTAAGTAAACTACTCCTATTGCCATAAGCATAGGTTGTATGCATTTTTTCTTGCACCTGATCCTGATACCATTTGCTGCTCCGATGTTGTAGATCATCAATTACTGCTTCTAGCTTATCCTGCGGCACTACGGGATAAATCTTCTCCTCAATAATACCTTTTGGATTCTTGGCATTTAGTACAGCTAATTTTTCTAGAATATCAAATTTACCGTCGACACGCTTGACTTCTGCCAATATATAACAATCCACATGTTTTTCTGCGCCGGATCTTACTTTTTTAACTAGTTTGATCATTGTATCTGTTAAAGAATCCAACAGAAACTCAAGCCTTACATGAAAGAATACTGCCATAGTGGCATACTTTGTAGTAGGGCTAAAATCTAGAATATTGCTAGGTGCAAACGCCATCACACGTTCATAATATTTAAGTAATAATTTTCTATCGACTGTATCTACAACAGAGTCGGATAATTTAATCCGGCTTAATAAATTAACTCTATTTATGGCGCCTTGAATATTTTTAATTTTTGCGCCGGCAATATCTTTTTTAAGTTCAGATAATTCTATAATTTCATGATCTTCATCCTCATCCTTGCTAAGGATTCGATCTATCAGAAGAAAATCTTCTTGATTTAAATTATTAAATATTTTATCAAAAAATTGTTGCTCAAATTTTTGATTGGCTAACAAAATGTAACCTTCTAATTGTTGTGTACTAACAATTTCTATTTTATTCTTAGAAAAATATAGGCGTGTTTGTTCCAGTAGCACCGAATCAGAAAGTTGACGTGGTATCAAATTATCTACAAGGTAGTTTATTATAGATGCAATATCTTCTGCATTGGTTACACGATATCCTAAATATTTCCTAATCTCTTGACGATATTTTTTAGCATTACGTCCTGACCAATCAAATGTAGTAATAAATAATGGATCAATATCTAAACTTTTAGCAACTTGCAAGATTAGTTCTGATGAAATATTAGCTTCCGTAGCCATAGGAAATTGAGTATATCTTTTAAAGAAGCTTAACATAACTCCAAAAGCAAGTTGGTTACTTTTAGCATTCTTAGTTTTACATACATTTACATCTTCTAATGATAAATCATATTGCATTTTTATATATTCCTAGAACTCTCAGTGTCGGTACTAATCTAACCAAATTATTCTATAGAATTAATTATTGCAACTGATTTCTTCTGTCAAAAATATATAAAGTATCTACATTATGTTTTTCGGTACTTCAAATACTAACAATTTTTAATCCCAATGTCCCAAATGCCCTCATTCTTAACACCGGTCCATATTTTGACTGCAATGATGAACCACGGGGGAATATGACCCAATCTCCAGCTTTGACGTAAGGACCGCTTGGAAACTGATCACCCTGATAACAATCTGGACCAAGCTTTAATACCATCCCGACCATTGAGTTATATTCCAGATCATCTTGGACGGCGCTTGGCGGTTTTATAATTCCTCCTCTTGTAACCTCCTCTAGCGGAGGTTTGTAAATAAGAATTAATACATTGATTCCGGTAACTGACACCTCTTTAAATCTCTCTATCATTGCTTTCTTATCAAAAATTGATAGATCAATTCCCAAAGTTTTAAAATCTTCCGCCTTGTAATTGGCTATTTCATGGTTAATCATTGCTATTTACCTCTATTATGTGCCTGTTAAAGAGTTCAAGGGAACTCTCAAGCCCCTCAATTAATCCCACATGATATTTGTAATCCTCTAGCGTAGAAATTGATGCCGGATTACATAAAATACGCCTGTATCTATCAATCTCAGACTCAATACTTCCTATAAAGCCAGAAGTAAAAGAGCCTCGGCTATAAATGTTATTTCGGTTCATTTACCGCTCCTCCCCATATTTCTAGGTTTTACTGCCGCTCCACTTTTTGTAGCTACATCTTTTCTAATCTTAGCAGCGCCACCGGCAGCATATTTATTGCAGCTTTCGCTTCGCTCTTTAGCCCTTTCCTGCATTTGGCGAGTAGCTAACTCTCTTTTTTGTCTATCCATAAATGATCTCCTCTTTTTCTGGTGTGGATGAAATTTCCGATCTTAGAGCTTCTACTTGAGCCTTTAACTCAGCTTCTTTTGCTTTGTACTCAAGCTTTAGTAATTCAATCTCGTTCTTAGTACTCATTTCCTGTTCCTTGGTTAACGTATCTATTACTTTTTCCTTCTCGTTTAACTGGAGTTTTAAAAGTTCAATCTGATATTTCTGCTCAGCAAGTTGTTGTTGTTCATTAACTTTTAATTCAGCTAAATACTTCTCTTGTTCCAGTTTTTCCTTATCAAGCTCGATACTCATTTGCGTCTTATAGCCGTCAGCTTCAATATTTAAGTGAGCTAGCCGTTCTTTTGACTCTACTTCAAGTTTTCGTTGCTCAATGTCAGCAATCTGTACCTGTAATGCCGGGTCTATAGGTTGTTGTTCCTGCTGTTCTTGCGGTGGTGGTTCGGGAAGTAGTATCTTATCAATGTCCTTAATCCCTAGGGCTTGATATACTTTTAAATATACTTCTCGCATGTTATGTAGCTCAGGGCTACTGCTAGCTAACTTTAAAATACTTTCTGCCTTGATTATTCTCTGCGTAGAAGATTCAACAGACGGATCAGATACAGGGATTACTTTTAAACTTTCTTTATCTAGAGGTAGCGTGCTAAGATTGAACATTTTATAAAAGAGCTGCAACTCGGCGCTAAAGCTACTATGGACTGTTCTCATTATTGCCGATTGCATCCGATTGGATACTTCAAGCAACGCAATCGTAGTACCGACAGGCGTATTCTGATTATTTTCAGTGAGTCCCATCTCTGTTGCAGACGCTAGCTCCTGTGTCTGGGCAGTTATCCGGTTAATATATTCAAGTAAAGCTGGCGATGGTCCATTATAAGGAAGTGGCATGATTGAATCACGCAAGGACAAATTCCCTGTTTCAACAGTTACGAATTGACCAGGTAATATATTCAAATCATTATTAGTAGTTTTTATTCCCTTAGCCTTCATCCCTCCCGGGAAATTCTGGAAAATAGCTGCGTCAATCGCCATTTGCTGCATGGAAGTTAAGCTCTTTGAATTAGAGCCAAGTATTTGAGCAAGCCCCAGTCCAAAAACATCAAACCCAGGGAATAAATTATAATGAATAAAGCAGTTAATCCTTGTTTTAGTTGGATCGTTTTCATCCCAGTTTGGCGTAAGTGATACGATCTGATTACTGCTGCCGCATCTGGTAATAACATAAGGTAATGGTATACTATAGTCTTCAGATGCATTGTTATTGTCAAAAAAGTCATTCAAAACCAGATATTCATGCGTCTCATAAAAAGGAAAACGGGAATTTGTTGGGTCTACTTGTTTTGCTTTAGAGTCGTCTGTTGATTCTTCCCCGTCGCTGCTACCTACGCTATCTAAGTAATCAAGATCAACTTTTGAAAATATCCCGCTCTGCATGTTAAAAAGAATTTCTCTTTTTGAAAGATACCTAATATGAGTTAGACGATTTGATTCGGTAATACTTGAGCAGTTATTATCAAATAAAAAATCCTCAGGCATGATAAACCGGCTCAATGGCTTACCTGTAATCGGATCGTAGTAGATTTTCCTAAATACACACCCATAAAGAATCAGATATAACAAAAACCGATCGTAGTCTGGATAAAAACCCTTATCTTCTACTGTTAAGTACTCATTTAAAGCATCCCTAACCATCTCGCCTTTTAGCTCATAGTCCTCATTTACGCTTACATCAGTCCTAAATCCTACAGGACCAGTTGAGGGAAGTAACTCGGAGCGAAGAGTTGCCCAGAGCCTGAGTACGCTGCTAGAGAAAGTAGTATCGTAAGTCTTAATCTGGGCAGCGTTTCCAATGGAAGAATTGGATTTAGATTTGACATTATTTGGGTCTTGTATTTCCTCAATTTTAAAGCCAAGTAAGGTTTTAGCCTTTTCAATTATATCAAGCCATGGTGCGCGGTTTTTAGTATCTTTTTCTGTTACTTCTTCCAAGTAAGCAGCGATTTTATCTCTGACGCTTTCCGGGATATCATCTGCAAAGTTACTATTAAAGGTAGCATCCGGAGGTGCTAATTCTTCGCCCTTCTTATCTATACGTGATAAGATTTGATCCTCTAAGGAAACAAGTGCTTCTTCTTCCGGTAAAACCGGTTCATCTAAACTACCTGTTTCTTGTGGTAGGATTTGTTCTTCCATCGGCATTTCTTGAGCAAAGTTTAGAGAATCAGGCTCAAAACTCTTGGACACCGATAAATCAAGATTAGTCTTTCCTTTTTGCTTCCTTCTTGTTGCCATTAGTATAATTTCTTGCGTTTAGTAACGATCTCATCTTCCTTAACATCACTTGTATGAATTAAAGTATCAAAGTCTCGGAGGTATAAAATTGTTTGCGTCATCGAATCAACCAAATCCTTTGATTCCCCGTTTGGAAAAGTTATCACTGTTTCTAAAAACTCCTCGGCCATAGGAGTTAGTCTTTCAGGATTTTTCTCTTCGGCCTGCAAATATACAAGCCCGCACTCAATAAGAGGTGCTGCTCTCTGTACTCTTGCATTCTTATCGCCTTTTGGTGTGTAGCCTCTAGCAGGAACTCCTCCAAGCCTTAGATCACGTATTAAAGGATCACCTGTTGCCTTTGCCTCAATAAGGCAAATATCCACGCTTCTTTGAGCAGGAATTGGGTTCTTATGCTCACCTATATCCTTATAATCTTTGGC